TTATTGAACAATCTCCCAGTCTTCTGCAAACACGTCACTGATAGACGGAATCCATGAATCAGCACGACCAATATTCTCGTTGTAGATAAGGCATTGGCTTGTATAGTTAATGAAACCCTTGCCTTTCAGAATAAGGTCCTTTGCCGATTGAGGAAGTGACTGCATCTTCGGAACAATATCGCTTTCGATGTGTGCCGGGACTTGCTTGATGACCCACAATCCCTTTCCATTCCAACATTTTCTACGAATAGCAAGACCAAATTTCAACGCTTCGATTGCAACTCCGAAAGACATCTGGTTAAACGGAGCATTAGGAGCGCCATCAAGACATCCAATACGACATTCAAGTGTTTTCACGTAATTACCCATCACTACTTGCTGTAAGCGTAACAAGAATTTTTGGTAGTTGTCTGTTACCACTTCATCCATCTTTCTAGAATCAATGAAAGCAACAAGTTTATCCAACCTGTCATACAAGTCTTTCATTTCAATATGCAAACGGTCAAGAAAGGTGTCTGCACACTTGTATGATTTCTCAAACGCTTTGGCAGGCGACCAATTTTCGTAACCATCTTCGTATTTAACACGATAACCTTGCTCGGTTTCTTTATGGTTTTCAATGTCCTTACCATAGGGGGTTCTACCCGTTTCTTGAACGAAGTCGCCCAATGTCATAGGCTCGGCTTCAATCTGTTTTGTTCCAATGTACTTTTTCATATTTTTATTTGAAAACGTTTAAAAATGCCTTAATTGTCTGGCGCATATCATACACGCACTGTGGGACCACATCATTTTCTGGAAGGCTATCAGCAAGTATCATATCACGCACCATAGTTGCTGACACACCATCTTCACAAGTGTTTCTGGCAAGTAAAGATAGAGACACGTTATTCCTTAAAAGAAATCCTGGAAACCAAGAAGTGATGGTCTCAAATCCATCAGAGTAATAGATGGTGAAATCAGACTGGTTGATTTTGCTAACAATAAACGAATAAAGATAAAAACCCCAATCGTGACTGTTGTCAGATTCATCAGAAAGGTCAGCAAGCTCAACAATCTTCGTTTTTTCGTGAAGAGAATGGTCTTTAATCGCCTTTTCAACAAGTTGTTTTCGGATAGTCCAAGGTATCGGGTTCCGTTTTGAGAGTTTGTCTATTGAGCCAATAATAACTAAAACTTGCTCATTCTCATCACAAGCCTTCTTTATCAGCTGTAGGTGTCCATTGTGTATAGGCTGGAACCGAGCCAGTATTACTCCAGTTTTCATAATTACTATTTTTATCGAAAATAATTAGTTACTACTTCCATTTCCGGACACTTTAAGTTGATTGTTCACAACTCTATTAGGATAATTTGTTGAGGAAGCAGGGAGAATCGAAGACCCAGCCACTTTATAGCAGGACATTAACAGTGTGTTACTTTCATTCACCCATACTTCCTTTACAAATGACAGCTTTTTGAGCAAAATATTTACCTTTGCAAGCAATATGACTAAACCTACGGGTAAAGAATCATTTTAGCCAAGAGCGAAGAGACAATATAGTTGCAATCTGTGTTGTCCTTCAGACAGTTATAGCTGTCATATCTCTTTTGATTCAACTTTGCGAATAGCCGCTGTCATTTTGATTTCACAACCATATTAGCCCTATGGTTGTCATCTTTGGGGAGTAATTTCAACTCCCCATTTTTTATGAGGCCCATGCAGGAATCGAACCTGCGATCATGGTTTTGCAGACCATTGCCTTACCACTTGGCTAATGAACCAGAGAGCTGGAAGTTTCACAACTTCACAGCTTTGCGGAAAGAAAAATAAGCTAATCCAATAACAATCTTTTTACCTTTAAATATGCGTTCTTAGGTGGATTTGAACCACCGACCTGATGATTAACAGTCATCTGCTCTACCACTAAGCTATAAGAACAAATCCGCAAAGGCTTAAATAATTTTCTTATCTTTGCGGATGCAATGAAAAAGAAATTTTTCTTTCTGTCCTTTACAAAGGGAATTGCATTTGAGTTGGGGCGGCTCACCATAAAAGCCGTAGAAATGCTATTCTTGGACTGATAGAAACTCTTTAAATTGAAAATGAATGGAATAAAGCCACACAAAGCAGAGCCAACCTGCTATCTTCATTTGTGAAACTGCAATAAAACCAATCAAACGTTTATATGTGAGAGTTTCACGTTCTGTGTGGCTCCATTCTCTTTATCTTAACCTGCTTTAATTAGTCATCTTCAGAAATTCTGGAGTTACCCCATACAGCGGCGTTTTTCCGTCCCATTTGTCAATAAACTGTTTGTATAGAATTTCTTTAGTTAACCCTTTCGATGTGATAAGAGCCTGTTCGGTTTTTAATCTTTCCAGTTCGTTTTGCTTTTTCTGTTCCTCGATTTTCTGATCAATAACGGAAATATTAGTGTTGACCTCGTTTCTATTATCAATCTTTTCCCGGACTCTCTTACTAAACTCTAATTGAGCAGAAAACGATTTCAAATCTAGCCCTCGTTCTTTAAACTCCGCTCTAACAATATCCTCTAGCTGCTTCTCAAAAGCTAAAGAACCACCATCGGCCATAAGCGTGTCTGTTTTATACTTCCTGCTTTCTTCTTTAATTAAGTCGTAAATACGCGGTTCCAAAATATTATCTTCCAAAGACCTCATAAAGCCATCGCCATTGCCTATATGCTTATTATCGAAAACAACATCAATCGCTTTGTCTTTTATTACTCTATATGAGTATAAGGGAGTAGCCTCAAATTCCGTATTGTCAGCAGCTTTTAGAGTAACCGCTCTCTGGAAACCTCCTCGCTGCTCAAATAATGGAACCTGGAATAGCTCTGTTCCCCATTCCCATGTAGAAACCTTTCCGGACACGATCTTAAAATCGTTTTTACCTTTTTTACCGTAATTCTCCATAAGAACGCCGGCATAGTTAGGAGCAACACGCTCACAAGATGAAAAAATCACTGTTGCCATAAGAGCAACCAACATAAACTTAATCTTCGTTTTCATGTTTTTTGATAATTAATTTAATGATGTTAATAACTGGATAGCAAACCCCAAAACATATAGCAATTCCCAGCCAAGCGTCAACATGATTGAATACTCTATTGCCTATGAATAAGACTGCTATCATAAAAAAGAATTGTTCTATATACTTTTTCATCGCATATTAAGTTTGGTATATTTCAAAGAACTCTTATTGACTTATGTCATTGTGCCGCAAACAGGAGTCGAACCTGCACCGTCCTTTCGGACGAATGGATTTTAAGTCCATCGTGTCTACCAATTCCACCATTGCGGCATCATCTTATCAAGACTTAAAGAACAAAGAAAAAATCCGAATAAAGAATGAGTTTCTGGTTTTCATCTTCTCCAACTCTTTATTGTCTTTTCTCAATTTCTTAATGTCTGCCTTATTGGAAGACACGTGTGTTTTAGCTCTCGTGTTCAACTCCACTAAGGACTGAACCATTTGTCTCAAATTGGCAATAATATTTGCCCTTTCAGATATGATTTGCTCTTTCATACTATAATTAATTTAATTAGTTAGTGGCGGAGAGCCGGACTCGAACCGGCGACCTCTTGGTTATGAGCCAAGCGAGCTACCAACTGCTCCATCCCGCTATGTAACGGCTATTTATGACTAAGCATCTTAACAGCCGTTAGTTGACAGAATTTTGAAAAACTGTTCTATTTTGGAAGATTCTTTTTACCTTTGCGAATAATATGCCAATCGCATGGGTGCTGATTGCCTTTACAATGAGAAAATGCCTACGAATAAGAGTGGATTTCGATGTAGCCGCATCGTTAAAATCTATCGCTGACATTATCTGGGCTTTCAGAGGAAGAAAGACTTCCAACAAATGATGATTTGTATATCTCAATTCTCCAGTTCTCTTGCTGGAGGATTTTATTTGTTTCCAAAATCAGCAGGGGTCTCACCCCATTCTTTGTTGTTCCAGTGTCGGACTTCAATTGTATCAACATCCCATGCAAGAGTTTTAAGAAATATCTCGGCTTTCTGAAGTTCTTTGCATTTCTTCTTGGATGCTGTTTTTTTGTTTTGAAACCAAGCTATAGCTGTTATACTATCTGTATAGATAATTCTGGGAGAATAATCATTTTCTATGATATATTTTGCTGCTTCAACAACGCCTAAGAACTCACCAATATTCACCGTTTTATTACCCAGGTTCTGATAAAAGATCCGCTTACCGGTCCGTAAATCTATCCCCTGAAACTCTGTTATTTTGTTTTTCGTGGAATGAGCTGCATCTGTAGCTATTCCTTCTACTGGAATTTTTATCATATTCTACCAATATTGAGCGGGTGTGGGAATAATAGCCACAGTACCATTTATCATTACCGGTTTCATTTCTACTGTCGAATTAACCCAAAATTTACAAGGCCACTCTCCTTCTACTTTAGCAAGATTAACAGTGCTATAATACGAAGCGCGTCCTTGTGCTTTTATACAAGCCTTTTTTCTTTTTCTCGGCAGCTTAGGTTTTCTACTTTTTGAGAACTTTTTTTGCTGCGACATAATGACCATCGTTCTGGAATGCGGTTAATACAATGTTTGCTGACTTACAAAAATCATCAATTACCAGCAGTAGATTTTTAATGTCTTTACGTTTTGACAGTTCCTCTACAACCCCATCAATAGTACGAACAGAATCTTTGACGCCATCCAGCGGATCGTATTTGATTGTCTTGTTTCCGAACTTTACTTCCACTAAATACACAGCATTCTTTACAACTGTAGAAGTAATCTTTGCATCAAAAGCATGTGGTTCCGCTGCTACAACGATGTATCCAGCCTTTTCATTTTTCATAGGAACCATTTGTACATCATAAAGCACATTCGGCTCAATAATTGGCTCTAGCTCATGTGTTACAATACATACTTTTTTAGGACCCTTTGCGTCTTCTCTAACGCCCTTAATGTAACCGGTTTTAGTATTGATAGAAACAAATCCTACCCATGACTCTGTACGGTCTGACTTAATAAATTTCAATTTTGTTTTTATCTTATCCATATTCCTATGATTTTTGTTTACATATAAAAGCCTCACCAACTATTTTGTTAAGATGGTGAGGCAAAGGTACGACTTTGTTTTAAATTATGACATCAATTTATTAATTATTTTATATTTAATCAACTGTTATACAATAGATTAGCTATATATAAAACTAAATATAATACTTAATATAATTGACTATATTACAGATATTTACAAAAATCACTATTAGTATATCGAAAATGTCAATAATCAGCTTCAATATCATCCAAAATTTGTTTCACTTTTGGTATTGCGAATACCCCATTTTCATCTCGATATTCTATAGTCTTAACCGAGATACCAATCTGTACAAGGAACAACAAGGTGTTTTCAAGTTCATAATCCGGGAAACTACAGAATTTCACGCCTTCTTGCAGATATACTGGGAGATTCAGTACTGCCCCCAGTTGAATAGCATCATCTTCATAAGCCTCAAAATGAGATTGGATATGAAATAATACTAAACCATGTGCGTAGTCATTCTTATAGAACTTATACGCTTCAATGTACAGATTGTCCATAATTTATAATTTTATTTGTTTAGAAATACACTTATCGCATATACCATCGTTCCGCACGTATTTGACTTTCGATAACTGGAGTCCACATTGCCTACAATAATATACGCGCTTGGGTTTAACTTTTATCGCATATAAAATTTTACGTTTATTGACATCATATATACCAGAAAGTTTTTCAAGTATCTGGTTATGTGTGAATTTGTTTGTTTTCATCAATTTCCAATAATCATGTCGGATTAACTTATCTCTTGCTTCTTTCTGATTCAACAAACCATTATCTCTCAATGCAATAATATAAGGATATGGAATATTGGTTATATCCGAAATCTTTTGAGCATACAAGTCATAAATCTGTGCATCACTCATTTCTTTATCACTATTTTAGTTTGAAGGATTATAGATTTGGAGTCTTCAATATCACGTATAAGATTAAATGAATCTTCCAATAAGGCCAACATAACACGATTACTTTCTTCATGTGTCATATTTTCCCAGTCAATTTCTAATTGTTTAGCTATTTCTTTCGCTAACTCATAAAACTTATTTGTCTTTGGAATATCCGTGACATCATATATTTCGTTTTGCTTTTGACCGAACAATAAACGGCTTAACTCATAATAACGAAAAAACGCCTCCAAAGTCTTCTTCTTATCTGGAGGCGCAATAGATAATTTGTTTTTTGTCATATTTATAAATGATTATATACGATTATCAACGATTTATGTAATTTTGTAACCAACATGGTAAGATTAGTCATGTTGGTTGCCCTTTTAGTAGCAAACCTCGCCGATGCGCCTGGAATATCATGGATCAATTATGCTATTCTGGTTTATGATATTATTTCAGCCGCCATCGCAAGGTTTGCAGGACTAACCAAAAGGAGTCAGAAAGACTCTACAAATTGATGAATTTTATCTGTATGGCTGGAGAATATATCTCCGGCCTTTTTTAAGTAATAGTTGAAACTGGATAGAATTAGTTTAGAAAACCAAGTACATTTTTGGAAAATTAATTGGCTACAATTGTATTCAATTATCAATAAATAGCAGTATCTTTGCTGAAACGATTAATAAATATTTATCATTATGAATATAGAAATTGGAGACAGCGTAAAAATTGTCAATGCCATTGATCCTATAAAGATGGTTGTTATAGATAAAATAGACAATGAACATTTAACCGCAGTGTACTGGAGTCATACCCAAGGAGCATATCTTACAATAACAGGAAATATAAATGCTTTCGTAAAAATCGACTAACAAGCCCATTGCTTTTTATAATAAAATATAGGAACACACAAAAAACGTATCTCGACAACAATATACGAAGAATCAGTGTCCCTATATTTTTTTGCTTCAATAATAGCTTTCATATAACAAAATTTTAGTCTATAACAATATCATATTAAATAGATACAATACCAGATACCAAAGTACTGATATTGACAACTACAGTTTTCTATAGAATAGGAAAGATGGAAAAAGAATGGTTGTTATTTTTAGTTATTACACCAGAATGACAAAATTCTTTTTTAACACCAATTTCGGAATTCCACAACTTATCGAATAAGCCGAAATTAAATAGTTACAAAAACTTATTATATGTATCAATAACAATTTCCAGTAACTCCATTGATTTCCCTAACGAGTCATACGCATCATTAATTACGTTATAACTTGCCTTTAACGTCTTTAGTTCACTCTCGGAATAAGGATATGTTATAACTTTAATTAAGTATAATGTTTTCTTAGCTTCAATGAGTTCAGAAATTGATTGTTTCTTACGTTGGCATGTTTCATAATATTGTTGATACGCATCACCTAATTTGGAATTAAAATTTCGATTATAGAGGTCTAATTGAATTGCGATAGATTTGGTGTACACCTCGTTTGAAAACATTGTTATGTCGGAATTAAGTGTATTTAATTCATAAGTCAATTTAAGGTATGACAATTCATGTTCAAGAGAATCGACTCTCTGGACAAGTGTTTGTATTTCCTTTTGTGAATCATTAGATTGTGCATGGACTGAAGAAAAAGAAAGCACAAATACAAGAGAGCATAAAAATTTATTCATATAAATATGGGTGTTAAAAGTGTTTATAGCCAAAACTGTATGGTATTATATCGTGGACAACAACTCAAAATCTTCAATAGATATTTTGTCTATTGAGACAAGCCATTCAAGATAAGAAATATCATCTTTAATGTCACGAAACTTTTGTCCCTTATATTTCCCAAAATCAATTACTTGGTCTGCAATAGATATATCTTCCTGTTTTTCGACATCTGGATATAATTGTTTAAGCTCCTCAAAATTAACTTTGAAAAGCCTATCTGTTTTTTCTAGCCAATGAAGATATTGATAATCTATCTTATAAATGTCACCAAAAGTTTTCCCCTTATATTTACCAAACATAAGTATTTCATCCGCCTTATGAATGGGAAATATTTCATCAAGCAATACACCGGGAACATCAATCAAAACCCATTCTCCACATCCAGCGCAAGGGATTTCTTCGTCTTTGATATTTGGATAACATTCTTGCCTATATGTATCATCAGGCTTACCATTTACAAAACACTTGCCATAAGCCTTGCCATATTTGCCACGCGGCTTTACAGTTTCGACTAAGAAGGTTCTATCTTGATTTGGGTCAATACGTCTTTCTTCGCTGGATGAACGTGCTAACCCTAACTCACATCGCTTAACCAAGAATGGAGTTCGTTTCCCTATATTGTAATAAATACTAAAAATATTATCGTGTGGATACATAGCTTATTTTATTTTTATTATGAATTAATTACACAGACTGACATAATTAACAGGATTGTTCAATGTACAAAATCATTTCCAATTTGTCTGGTAAAGGTAATAATTTATTTTTTAATTACAAATTTGTTGCAGCATTTATTCTAATAGGATTAGCTTAGATAAGAAAAACAGAAAAATAGTTATGATATTGATGTATTTTTGAAAACTAATCAGCTATAATCATAACTAAATATCAATATTTTGTATTTTTGTAATCAAACCAATTAATGATACAATGAAGTCTTTTGATCATTTTAAGCATTATTTGCTGCTAAAAGAACAGATAAACTCAACAATAAAAAGTGATGATGTTACATTTTGTGACTATGAGAATGGGGATAAATGTACATACAGTTTATCAGAATGGCATATTGCCAAACGTTTTTATTTTCACTATGTCGTGCCATTTGGATATAATTTTTTATTATTTCAATCAAAGAAGATGCAAAATCCAATCGAGAATGAATTAAACAAAGTTTTACATATATGTAAAATCTATGAAAATGAATCACGTGAATTGTTCGATGAAATGTGTTATGGCTTGAGGCTTAACATATATGAGAATACAATTAAAAAAGTTATACCATGTAACCCGTACACATTAAAAAAATTTATTTCTGAATATGATTTTATTGGGAATACCATTAATGATTTTATTATACATACTTCTGTAATTATTACTTTTGTGATGTATGAAGCGGACACACTTGCCTCATACAAATATCTTAATTTTTATTATGACGCTACATTAAAAACGATTAGACAGTTATCAATTTCCCCCATACAAATATCGCAAATAATGTATCAAATAAAACATAAGGTAGATATTTATTGTGAACAATTAAAAATTAAAGACAATATAGTACCAGATGAAAATAAAATATCAAATAATGGAAAGTTTGAATTGTCATGGAAGTATGTAACATTTGCTAATGGATATATTTATCTTTATCATCCATTACATCAAAATTCCTCTCACCCCCTTAAATACAAAATGGAAAACTCTATAAGTGCTTTTAATAATATTCAAAGTTACTTCATTAACAGACTAACTCCAATTTCTGTTCAGGCAAAAAATGGACGAATAATAAAGGTTTTAAATATTGAAGACGTAGAATTTTGCATTCAAAAACTTACTGCAAAATACAAAAACCGCAACAACAGAGTAATATCTCGAATCCCCAAACAGAAAATCGAAAAATTGACCCAAGAACAAATCACAAATCATATCCATACATATAAATCTAAATATTTAGATTGGTTATGTTCTAAGCAATTACCTAACTATCAGATATATTATTGTTTAGAAATTAAATCCAATGTAAACCAACAAGAAAAGGATGAAGACGCATTTATTTTTACGATACAAGAGACTAGACAAATGGTAACTTTAGTTTATGAAAACGTCTTAGAATCACGTAGCAGTATAGTTTTCAAAATAAGAAAAAACAGACTCCCAAATGTCATCCAAGAAATTCATCACTTTTTTTCTTCAAATTCTTTAAATAAAAGAGAACTTATTATGCAAGGAAATGTAAGTAATGAACTTCTTTTTTCATTAAATACTTACTGGAGAATTATGCACACTAACTTCAATTCTTGGAAATCAAAAATTGAAGAAACTTATAACCCATTTATTGCCTAACATCTACACAAATATTTGTCCTAACGCCCATATAAAAATACCAATTATAGTTGTTATGCTAATAAACTTCCACATCATATCCGGGAAACTCCCACACCCAATTATACATAACATTGATACAGCAAATATGATTGTTACTCCTGTTATATTTTTCCATAATTTTACATGTCTTGAATTTAAATCCAAAACATGTATCGTTAAACTGCAAATAATAGCCCAATAAAAGAAACAAATAACATATAACATAACATCAAACAATTTTATTGTTTTCAATATTGATAGTACACCCTAAAACATCTACAATTTTCAAAAAAGTATCTATACTAATAATTGTTTCCTCTCTTTCTATATTAGCAATGGTTAAAGGAGCGCATTCGATTTCTTTTGCTAAAGCGCGTTGAGATAAAGAATGTGTTTTTCTGACATCTACCAACCATGCCAATAAATTTTCATAATTAGCTATAATGTCTTTATCTATCTGAATATGTGCATTAATTACCTGCAAATATTCCATGACTTTTTTTAAATTGAAATTATGCTCACCTTTTTCAAAACGCCTCAATGTAGGTAATAACATTTTCATATCAAATGAAATATCAGAAGTACCCCTACCAGATTCTTGCTTAGCTTTTGCCATTAATACACAAAATTCTTTTCGATCCATAATTTTTATATTTTGATGTTATGACAAATTTAGATATTATATTTGAGATACGCAAATACTTATCATTTTTTCCTTATAATTTTCTCTTCCACAAACCCAACGACCTCATCTATCTTGCTTATACAGTCCTCCATCAAGCCGATATAGTCCTGCATCTTTTCTCCTCTGGAAGACATTTGTAAGCCATCTGGGAGAGAATCGTAAGAGTCTTGCTCTTCATTTAAGATGTCCTCCAGTTCGCCCTTCGCTTCTTCCAGGGAACTAATAACATCGTTGAATCTACCTTTCCTTTCTTTGTTCATTTATTTAAATACGATTATATTCGATTATACACATTATTATTAAATTTGTAGCCAACTATGATAATGAATATCATGTTGGCTACTATTATTTGAAATAAATATTTTTATCATGTACAAAACACCTAATAAATATTACGAAGACAACCACAAAGAAAACAGTAAACTGTCTTTTAAAGCTTTTCAGAAAAGATCAGAATTTTGGCAGGGTGTACTCGTAGCCAGCGCAAGCCTATACGGGATATTAGTTTCCCTCCATGATAATTTTCAAGAACCGCTATGTACCCGCGTGGTATTTCTTTGTCTGATAGTCGTGTTGACCATTGGTGTGAGTACAGCTGGCGTAACTCTATACAACTACGCAATTCTTCTTGAACGTCATAGGCAAGAGGTCGAGAAGGAATTATTATCTGCATTGAATAAAGATGCTCTGGTGTCGGAGGTACATACTGGTTTATCAAAGAAGGAGGAGTTTGTAGAATGGTTGGCTCTGTTTGCATTGCTAAGTACACCTTTTCTATTACTCGCATACACCATCCTAAAAATGTACGTGAATTAACCTTGTCCCTATCTTTCCATAAAGGCATCCTCCAGTAATATTCTTCCGGGAACTTGCAGAATGGACGATAACATGGATCATCCATAAGAGTAAAAGGCATTCTTCTCATAGCAAAAATTCTTTGCTAAAATACCCTTTTGCAATAAGCCACTTAATCATAGACACACAACTGTCAAAAGGGCTGTTCTCGATATGGGTACCGGCAAAACAATCTACGGTATATCTACATACGGAGAAGTTATATCCAGCCTCATACTTAATCAGTTCTGGATGGTGAAGAACATTTGGTCGGTCGCAAGGAATCTCATAAGGAAGCAGTTCAAGTAACCGGACCAAGCTCCATGCTGGAATGTCATTGTTGTCTATGTTTTCCAGTGATGGCGGACACAATTGTAGTTCCCATTCCAATGAATCAGTTTTTGATTTTGTACAGCGATATACCAAATCTGCTGTTTCAGGTTTTACACCTAACTCTATTAATTGTTGCGACTGCTCTATGCTTGTTGCAACTTGTGTTGTAAACTGTACCATATCGTTATTATTTTTTCATTAGTTCCTCTTCAAATTCGGCAATGATACAATCTGCATCACCACCATGCACCCAATTCTCTAAAACAGAAGCCAGAATTTCTATAGCTCTTTTCTTGGCATCTTCTTCACCTTGCTTGTAGGTATCCATGCCTATTCGATCTATGTCTCCTAAAAAATCATAACTCATTTCTCTAAACAGATTTAAAATGTTCTATAAGCTCTTTCACCGTTGCCTTATGACTACAATGGAACCATGCCGCCTGTACACTATCTTTAATATTTTCTCGTGCATAATTGATGTCATCGTCATCGCATATAAACCAAATATTTTCAGGAGGATATACAAACCATTGTGAATCGTCAGTATCGTCTCTCAATGCGGCTATGGCAAGGAACAAAGCCTCATTAGTTCCGCAATGAATATACCCATTACATTGTTCAGGAGGATATGGAACATCAATTCCAAACATCTCATCATTGTCTGTCGCTAAAAAATCATCGTTTATATACCTTTCATATCCTATTTTATACCCTAAACGAACTAACTTATCTCGAAGCTCCGGTGTGTTTTTGAGTATAAACACAGGTGTTGTAAATCCCATAGTTAATCCTCCGTTTCTATCTTTACTTTGGCACGTATTACAAATATTCCACTACATGAATTAAAAACATCGCATGGATCTGAATACAACCTATCACCTAAATAAGTACCACACTCATTCTTTAAAGAACACTCTAAACAAGGGGATTCGCTCGGTATGACAAACTCATGCAAAACTCCATTAATTATTATTCCATTATTTACTTCCATAATCATTTCTTTCTTCTATGTGTTTTCTTATTTTTGTTTTTCTTTCAATTCTTCAATCATCCGTTCAAGGCGATTGTATTCATCTCTCCCAGCTTTATAAGACTGGTCAATACAATCACGACAGAATTCCAGACGTTTAATTTGTTGTTCCAATGTTTCGTTCATATTTCTTATTATTATATTTTATTCCAGAGGACAATCGCTGGGAATATCAACTTTGTCACCTTCGTGGGGTCGGAGTGCAGCAGCTACTGTCCTTTTTAATTTTTCACAAAAGAGTTTTACGTCATCGTCACAAAACCAATCATACGGATCTGGGTCCGGAAGAATTATACAATGCGGACATTGTACACACTTCTTTATTTCATTAATTTTTGTTTTACCCATATTGTATATCAACTTTAATTAAACCAATGTTTTCAATATTCCAATCGCTTTTGCTATACTCAAAACTTCCTTCTTTGTTTTTACAGCAGCTGGAATAATTGTCCCATTTGCAGACTTAGAATAGGTCTTGCCACGACATAATACATAATCGTAACCCATTACTTGCTTCTTACGAGAGAAACCTATACATCCATATTGCAGCGTCCATTCAGAACCACCTCCAAACGGCATATAGTTACCTTTATCATCATACCACGAATTTTGATGACGTCTTGCATGAAAATAACGAGTACCAAGTTGATTATACAATAACACCTCGTATGCACTGTTGATTGAACGATTATGTAAATTCAATCGTTCGCAATTTAATCGTTGTCGAGTATCAATCGGTAAATCACAGAATTTCATATTTATTCTTATCTGAGTGTTGGTTTCTCGAATGTAATATTAGGCAGAAGAGAGTCGACTTTATTAGCAATTCTACAATTCCATTCTTGTTCTACATTTGATATAGCTTCCATTATCTTACCGAAAAGGCAAACTGGAATTTCATCGCAGCAGGGGTCTATAAAAGAGACACATCCTTTTTCATCTATCTTATACCGTATTAAAAGCTGTTTACGGTCATCTGTAATTCTCTTTTTACTCATTTACGATATTTAATAAGTTAAATTTCCATCTTTACTAATAGTAATCACCCCGCTCGTTACCCCAACAAAATAATACTCGGCCTTTGAGATGATGCCTTTGTTTTTCTCCAACATGTGTTCTGCTTCTATTTTATCAAAAGCGGTAACTAAGCAAAGTGTATTATCAATGCATAGTCTAAAAATAAATGTTCCCATATTAATTACTATCTTTTTATTAGTTAATTTTCACCCAAATACGAGAACCGGGTAAATCTGACTTAGCTGACATAACATGAAATGCTAATACTTTTTTCACATCTACGCGGTTCCCTTTGATTATTCTCTTAACTTTTTCAGCACTCACAAAATAAGTGTATTCACGTTCACCATTTAGATGTTTTTTAAGAGCTTCTTTTGCGTCAGATTCCTCTTTAAAAACATCATAAGAATATGCGTTATAGGTCCGTTCTCCATCCAATTTAAATTGTAGCTGATAAAAGACTTCATTTGTTTCTTTATCAAAAGATTTTCCTATTCTTATCTTCATTTCTATTCTGTTATTAGTCAAACAGCTTAAATTCATACACCCACACAAATGGGTTTTCTTCCCATGTACCTTTGCCGGATACTTTATCTATCAGGACAGCAAAGGCTTCTTTGGGGTTCTTAAACCAGCGAGAAGCAAAGTATTTATTATCTCCGTTCAAAAAAGCATCATAAGCATAAAGGAAAGGGGATTCATCAGATATTACCTCTTGCATAACAATTCCTTCTTTCAAGCAATCTTCATCGCTAATGTCCTGTAGGCGTTCAACCTTGATTCCGGTAATTTCGATATGGTGTGGCATTAGGTCGGCTTTCGCAAACATCTTATTTCCCCAACCGGGATATAATTTCAGTTCAGGCAATATAGAATCCAAGTATTCTAAGTAAGCCGCATTTTTCCCCTTTCTATGAAATCGGTCAACATCCATATAACTTTGTGCAATGGCAACAACTTCACCAACCTTGTATTTAGGCTTTATTTCATACCCATGTATGCTTTCATAACCACTCTTACAAAAGATACTGTTGCGTATTTGGTCTTCCGAAATACGTCTCGTCATAGTCTTTCGACCATCCAACACAGCTTGGGTTAAGCCGTATTTATCGTTAAACATTATTTTCTTCATGATTATTCCTCCTTGATTAAATATGGATTATCGTAGATGTTGCCTAATATTTTAACATCACTTTCTGTATCTGTATTCAAATCACTAATTGCATAAAAACCAGCATTTTCAGAATCATTTTCTGTAACATTGAAAATAAACCCACCTTGATGCCATTCTATACAACCTTTCAAATAGTGCTCTTGTTCTCCATAACAGCCATGGGAAAAGAATAACCATTCAACAATATCCCCTTCATATATTTCTTTTCCGTTTTTGTCAAGTAGCCCGGTGAATTGACCTACGGTTTCGGGAATGACCTTACTTCTATTAAACATTTCAGTAGCTTCGTATCCATATTGGGAAAGTTTCTTGCTGAAAATAGCCATTTCACCACTTTCGTACTGAATCAAGTCACCAAATATCCATTCGTTATTATATAAGTTTTTACCTCTGAATTTTATTGTTCTCATATTCATTACTATTTTGTTTTACTTCAAAATATCAATAGCTTGCTTCAATATAACATCAGCTATTTTTTCATCACCGATCTCTGTTTTGCAAATTATTCTAAGTTGCGTTGCTAAATATCTTGTAGCTTGTGCCAACTGTTGAACATCTTTTGGGACTTCCATATCATTTTCAATCGCAGACCGTCCCAATATCTCTGCTATCCTAAATTCTATTTCACTCATATTAAGATAAGAACGTATAACCCTTTTTGATAGCAAGAGCTTCTTCTTTACTATCAAACATTAAAGTTGTTTCGCACTCGCTTCCATAACATAAAGCTTTCACTTTCAGCCACCAATGATAATTTCCACTACCATAATCATCATAATATGGCTCACCGATAATCTCGGTTACATAATGTTCAAGTACATTCATTTATCCTCCTTGTTTTTTGTTTTGACTTCCTCTAATTTGCAACAATTATGTTTATCATCTTGCTTCCAACATGGAAGTCCTGAACCTGAATATAAGTCGCAATAGTCACAACCGTCCCAATTTGGGCGTGCTCTACATACATTGATAATATTTTCCCTTTGTTTGTGAGAAAGAAAATAACTTCTTAATCTTTCCGCATTATTAACATTAGTTGCCATGTTCTCAAAATTTATCATTTATAGACTCTTTTATCTTCTTGTCGGTGCCGGTTTAGTTTTAAACATATACAAATCTTTACCATCATTATCAAGAAGATAATAATCCGGTTTTACTAATGTGATCCAGTAATCTATAGGCAGCAAACGTTCGTCTCCAAAAGAAGGAGATGTGTATTGGCTAGTTGGAACATAATGAGCTTGAAACAAAACCTTATCATTATTATATGTTGACATGATTCTTGTTATATCTACATCTGAAAAGTGTTCCAAGACCCCATGTGTTACCACTACTGTAGATGATTCAAAAAACTTAGGTTCACAAATATTCTCTTTAACATAAAACAATGGGACTTTTCCGAAGTAATTATCCGTAGATATTGAGAGTGTATTCTTACAACATAGCTCTAACATAGGAATATTGATGTCCGAGAAGACAACTTTTGAAATTTTCTTTGTATCAGAACTATCGGTTAATCCAAAAGAATTAAACAACCTCTCTCCTATTTGCGAAATAGCAAGGCTTACAGTACCTATTCCACATCCTTCCTCTTTTAAGATAAGGGGAGCTTTCAGGTCGTAGGATATTTGTTGTATATTGATAATTATTTCTTCTATAAAACGGTTGTATTTTTTACAAAACACATTCACATAACTGTCGTTACAGACACGACTTTGATAGAAATTATCCCAGGTATTTACTGATTCTGTAATATTATCTTTGCTCATATCTCCTTTTGATTTTCAAATTACTCCTCATCAACATACACCTCTTTCTTATTGTCAGGCCAAGATTTACAAATTAGGGAAGTGATCTTCTTTCTTTGAAGTCTCTCGATAGCTTTTCTTTTAGCTTCAGCTTTATTGTTAGCCGAAACCACTATTTCAAAAGCATTCAAGTCAATCGTCACTCGGTATTTTTTCATATCATTTTTTATACTTTTTCCAGATCACTGCTTGCTGCAATTCCCTTTAAAACAGCTCCACCAACTTCAACGCGATAAAAGTAAGAAGGCTGAATATTGTTATCTGAATCTTCAGAAAATGACGGATACACTTTCTTTACTCGACCAATTTTACCAACCATTGCCGGTTGCAAATCATTAGAGACAATTTTCACATTATCCCCAACATTAAATTTTAAATTTTCCATATTATTGTTGTTAAATTATGCAACCTTACGTTGCGTTGTTACTAATATTTTACATAATGCCTCACAAAGAACTCGTGCCATATTAACTTCTACGGCATTTCCTATATACTTTTTCTGTTCTGCTTTTGTTCCTATTAGCATATAATCTTCTGGGAATCCCATAATACGTTTCAACTCTGGAATCGTTAGCATTCTCATTTTTATGTCGGAAATTCCATACATGGCCATGAATTCCTTTATTTTCTTCATTACATCACTATCTGTGTCATATATCTCATATACCAATCCTTCTGGAAACATCTTAATAAAGCCAGGTAGCTCTCCCTCTCCAGATGCTTCAATCAAATATGGTGGCATCTTATCCATTCTAGCGATTAACGTAAAACAAGGTTTATCTACTGATCCACCAGCAGAATTAAATTGAGGATTCATCAAGTAATGCCATTTACGGTTTGCAGTAATTACTGGTGCCGGTTGATTTATACTTGTGCCAACATTCTTAAAATTTGTATCTAAAATCCAAGGTTTACAGCTTACAAGGCTATATTTGGGATTAACAGTAATACAGCCTAGTGGTTTATCCAGTGAAGAAGGCTTACTGTTTCCGTATTGTTGGTCAATAAACACAGAAGAAATTAATGAAAATCGGTCTTTTGTTGTTACAGTTGGTGCTGGTTCATCTACAGATTTACAAAATCCATTTCCATAATGAACAGAAATAAATGCTTTTCCGGTTAGAATATTTAAACGGTTTATGCAAGCAACACCAAGTCGATTTTGAATAGATATTACTGGACATGGATCCTCAACTCCCGGAGCATTGTACTTTCCAGCTTTACTCATTGAGTTATACTTAACCATGAAGGCATCTTTTCCACCTGCTACAAACTTAATAAGTCCTGCATAAATTCTTAATAAAGAAGAATCTACTAAAGGTGTTTTGCGACCAAAAATACTTTTTCCTTCATCATCAAAGTCTAACACATCTCGTACTGCCTTCCAGTTCTTTAATTTTTGGTCTGGCTTTTTAGAATGGGTTTGCTCCGGAAAAACAATAGGTAAACTCCCTTTCGCAAATATTCCGAAAAATCTCTTCCTGGAAGTGTAAGCTCCATAGTCTGCTGAATTTAATATTTTATATTCAAATTTGTAGCCATAAGACCTTACGTTATCCAACCATCTCAAATAAGATTTACCTTTATCACGACTAATGGGTTTACCATACTCATCCAAATCTCCCCATGACATAAACTCTTCTACATTCTCAATTTGAATATAGTCTGGGTTAATAGCCTCAATATACCGAAACAAGTGCTCTGCAAGTGTTCTACTATCTGCATCTCGTGGTTGACCACCCTTAGCCTTCGAGAAGTTTGTACATTCCAACGAAGCCCATAAAACTATCAATGCTTCAGGATATTCAGCTCTGCATTTTTGTAGGTGGGAAACTAAAGGTGATAAATTTAGTGTACGAATATCTTCTGTAAAATGAAGAGCGTCCGGATGATTAGCAGCATGACTTGCAATCGCATTTTTATCATGATTTACACACGCTATTACCTTAGCGCATTGTTCATTCTCTAAACGGGCTTTTTCTACCCCTGTGCTGGTTCCACCGGCACCACAAAATAAATCTATATAAAGTAATTTCATTGTTTTTCCAAGTATTCTACAATATCTTTATCAGGCATATTAAAGGTCTCTTCATCCAGATAGAAATAAATCTGTTCATCTACAGATTCTGCTTCTCGTGTACTCCAATTACCCATATCATCTAATAATTGTCGCGCTAATCTCTCGACAGATACAGTCACCTTTTCTTCATCAGGAGTGTTTTCTAAGATTACTACTGTTTTTATTGGATAATCAGCACCATTCCAATCAATATAATCTGGATTTTGGCAAAACATTCCACGAATAATCGACCATATTTTTTCTGACTGAAAATCAGAATTTTGTATATGCCAGTAACATTCCCAGTATGTAAATCCGGCACTGCGTAGTATTTCCTGAATAACCGTATCAGAGGCACCATTACTTACTGCATCTTGAAGTGCACACCAGTACCCTTGATTGAAGTCAGTCAATTTGGGAGTTAATTCGCTGGCCTTTACTTTTACGCTCCCCCTTTTATCAGAAAAAATTAGAGAAACTAATGTATCATTCTCAACAGGATAAGAAACAGAGGTACATATTTGCATAACTTTCTGCTCGTCACTATTTACAGGATGCCATATTACCTCCGCACCTATATTTACAAAATAATATTTATTCATATTCAATTATATCAAGATATGCTTAGCGAATCTAACAGTTGTTTTAATGGCTGTTTATCATCTTCATTTTTAGCTGTTAATAATTTCACTTCTCTGTCAGCTAATTGATAAAATTCATCTTTTTCAGCATAATTCATAGCTTTTATATACAATTCAAAAGCGTCTTCAATAGACATGCCATCTGCCGAAATATTAGCTAACAATTCTCCCATACACACTTCGCTTTGTGTGTATTGTTCTATAATCTTTTCAAATGTTTCCATGCTGTTAAAGAATATTTTGCCACCCATACCATATCAAATATGGGTGGCGATAATATTAAATAGTCAAGGTCTTAGTCAATTCGCCTTTATAACCACGTTCACGTAACATGTTTATAAGAGCTTCGTCACTATGCAGACAATCGTTACTTTTTGCCTCGCCTGTCAACAGGCTCGGCGAAGGCTGAAATGCTGCAACCGCTCTCACCATGCTACTGCCGCACTTGCCGTTGCTGTAGAAGTTGCCATTACTAAAGCCCACGCCCCAGCTGTTGAACTGACTGTTCTCACTGCTACTCCAAACCCAAGTTTCATCAGAATCTTCTGTAGGAAGTAAACATTCATCGGGACATCCAATTTCTTTCATTGCTTTGTTTATCTCATCACGATATGCGCAAAGAACTCCTAGCTCCATCAAACATGGCAAATACCACTGGAGACCACCTTTTTGATAGTTCCAGCAACGTTTGGCGGCAGTCATTCCATCAATATCGGTTTGTGCTTCTACGATACGTTTGGTTAGATCAAGTCCAGAGAAAGTTTGCATAGCAACAGATTCATTCTGCTCTTCAGTCAAGACCCTACCAGTGTTTCCCCATCGTTCTTTCCAGGTGTCAAACGCCAAAATACGGCTCATAAATTCTGTTGTTACGATAATGCCAATAGCATTAGTATAATTCATACCTCTTGCTCTGAAATCTGCGATTTCATACTGTTTCTTGTCGGCTCCTAAAACCGAAATAGAATACTTTTCCATTCTTGTAAATTATTATTAATATTGATTTTAGAACCACACCAATAGTCTTGGAGTCTTCCAATAAAAATTGAATACTGGGAATATCTCTTTAAGTGTGGTAGTTATTTTTCCTGTAATATTTTTCACATGTCTAATTCGCAAATGGTTAGCTGTTACGATATAGTCTATTCCTGATTGTAACCCTATTTGCGAAAGAAGCGATTTCAAGAATATTTTTATATGTTGCTTTGCATCAGTAATTGAACGATAGTCGAAATCAATGTTAGCTACATACTTGATACGCTTGCGTTTCATTTATTTTTCAGCTTGTTATTAAATTTGATCTTTCCATTTCTGTATAAATCAATTTTCTTTTTTCGATACTTCCGTTTTAACTCTGTCCAATATTCTGTTGGATATTGTTTAGAGTGCTTGCGAACAGGAGGAGATAGTATAGATTGTATAAGCCGCTTACTAACATTGAACATAGCGGCCAGTCTTCTTTGGCTATATCCTTCACGGGCCAAAATCTGAATAGCCTGGCGTTGTTCTGGTGACAACTTAGCGCGACCATCAAATTTGGTTCCTGCCAACTTGATATTCTCAATTCTCAATGGCATATTTGTTACTGTTTTAATGTGAATAGATTTTATAGTTTTATATGGTGTGAATAGTTGTCCACTTTAACCATTGTTTAACACAAAAGGCTGCTCTATTTTGTTAGAACAGCCTTTGCTTTACAGACATCACTTTAACTATGGTCGATTGTACCTTAGTCCGTCTGTATGAATAAACCATTTCTTCAAACTTCCGTCCGACTTCTGAACTTTCTCAATATCCACTGTTAACCAATGAATAGCTCCCTCACCGAACTTGATTTCCCTTTTGGTTGGGTGTCTCCAATAATCAATCGTCTTTTTATGTCCCATATTAATCATCGTTTATTGCCACTGATTTCACCTTGTCCGTAACAGGCATGTATTCCATGACAATTTATGACCTACAAACACAAATATATTCCTCAGCAATCTTATATTCTTCATACCGTCCATCCCAAGAATTAAGTACCGAGCACCAACCATCCTCACTTATGATTGAATCCAACCAATCACTCAACGAATCAGTAGTTCTTTGAGCCGCCACAGCTTCACGCCATAAATACGCGTATTCATCATCATTATGTACTCTATCACTAGCTATATTGGTCAGTTCATCTTCCGTGCCAATATAATAATCAATACCATTTGCACAGTATAGTTGTTCACCATAGGAACATTCTTCAAATGTATCATTCAAATCACCGAATGTACATCCCAAATGTACTCCCAAAGCTACGAAGCGTTTTGCTTCATCTTCGTCACATTCACGTAAATCCATTACTTGCTGGATAATTTCTTCTGTGGCAACAAACCCTTTTTCACCCATGTCAAAAACTGCTTCCAGTTCTTCTGTTAACGCAGTTTCTTCTTCTTCAACAAGGTCACAAATATTATTTATGATCTCTTCAATATTATCTGGAAGCGGACTGTATAACCAGCCATTACCATATTTATATCCATTATCTACATATAAGCCTTTTATAGCAAGAAAGAAACATTTTACGTTGTAGTCTGAAGATGTATGGAAGTATTTGTTTGACAATCCAAGGATATATTGAATGGGATTATTCCTCATTTTCTCATAAAGCACATTTCTCACCTGTATTATAGCCGCGTCACTAATATTAAAATTCTTAACAAGAATCTGAAAAGAAATATCATCAAACTGTTCACGGTAATGCTCATTATATGTTTTAAACAACTCCACAAAGTAATTGTAGTCGTTAACATATTGCTCACCGTTTAAATATTCATCTTGACGAACTGTACCGCCAGACATACCACCTAGATGATATTTGTTCCAAAATTCCAAAAGTTTCTTTTGTCCTTCTGTACGAGGATTTATATGATCGTAGCATTGCCCAGCACTCATACCACCAGCCCCACATACCGAAACGCTGAAACTTTGTTTAAATTTTTGCAATGTTTCACGGTTTATACGAGTAGATTCTTCTTTATAAACCTCAAAATCTACAGTCCAACTGTTTTTATTTTGGTCCCGAAATTGGACGGAACGTTTGAATATTATATCGTTTCTCATAATCAATCTTTCTAATTTTATTTTCATAAACCAGAGGAAATGTACCTAAACTGGTTTATGAAAACTGCCTTGATTAAGTTATTTACGCCATTCCTTCATTTTAGCAACCACATCAATGTTGTTGTCATCCAGCGTTTTCTTCAACATACCAATCAAACGCCAACCTTCTCTATTCTCGTACAACTTTGCCTTCTTATTCAAAAAAGCAAGGGACGCGTTTTTACTTAATGTTTTTCCATTGTCATCAATGATAACGCAATTATGAAAACGAATCATGTTCTGCATTGTAAAGAACGCTCCAGCTCCTTTGTAAGCATCTAGCCATGCTGCATTTTGAGGAGTACCCCAATGCATTTTGATACGCCTTTTATTGAACTCCTGCACCGAATGCCAAAGTTCATAAGTGTTTTCGGCATGTTGTATTTTATGTACTGCAAACAACAATGGCTTGATTACTTTTTTATCAAAATCATCAACGAAAATGTTTTGGCCGTTGATACGTTTATACGGTACCCCTTTACATTTTCTCAATTTCAACTTCTCAAATCTCTTTTTGAGTTTCTCGATATAGTCTTTTGCCATATCTAATACCACTCTTTTGTTGAACCAGCGATTTCGATCTCTGAAATTATCGACATCACCATTCTGCATCATTTTGTGCTGGGCGTACAACTCGTTATTTAGCATCTTCCACTGATATTCATATCCCATATTACGAATCACCTCTGAAACTCCAATCGGCTTATAAGCACCGTGGGTATTGGTAGTTATATAAATTATGCGGAACATCTGTGCCATTACCCAACGTCTGAATAATTGCCGATTAGGAATTGTGCCTTGAATTATAATGGCCTGGAAGATTGGATCATCTTCTTCCAAGATACTAATGACACCATCTCTTTTTGAGGCTATAAACTCCAAACCATCTGCACTTTGCATTGCAAAAAGCTCACTAACATCAACACCAGCTTTCTTTAGAGCTTCAATACGCTCCTTAGCTTTGGTTTGATTAGCTGTAAGCGTAAACTCGGTACCACACTCAGGACATTCAAATTTTAACTGTTTCATAACTTATTAATAATTTAATTTTTAGTCTGATTATTTATTTCTCTACTGTAACCCAGTTTTTGAGAATTACTAAATCTCTATCTTTGTTGCTTTGCCAAAACCATTTACCCATTTTATTAGCATCCCAACCTATACCCAATACTATTTGACAGAGAATGTATAATTCCAATTCGACTTGTGCTATATCTCGACCAACTCCAAACAACATGTCTTCATCCTCCAAATCTTTATCAGACAAAGCCTTAAAGTATTTTCGGCTTTTACATTCACTCATTGTTGATGGAATAGAATGTTTATATCGAGTATATAAATGCTCTACATTAGACAGAAACTCATCAAGAGAAGCGCATAATTCCACACCTAAGTCTCCCTCATACTGCGAATTCTGTATAATATATTGGCCATTAAGTTTGAAACTTCGTGTTTTAAAATCTACTTTAAACTTGGTTCCCTTCTCTACAGCCTGTATTGATTCTTGATAAATATTTTTCATAATGTTTACTTTTGATTTTATACTCAAACCTTTGACACATTTCTTTAAAAGTCTGATACTAACATCCAGAATACGCCGGAATATAGGTTTATAAAACCGTAGATGCCGGCGTAATTGTCGGATAGTTGTTAAACGCAAGGTTCTTGTATAAATGAAAGTTGTGTTACTTATAAAACAGCCCCCATTTAGCGTGACACATGTCTATATGCTTATGATATATACTGTATCAAGTAAGATACCCGCGTAATCCTAGGTCATACATAGGATGACCGTCATCACGCGGACATCATATCTTGTCCAGTATGTTAAATTACTAAATCCCAGACTGTAAACTTTGTGTTAAGTAATAAGTTGTAATTCTCAAAATATTGGCACATTTCTATACTTATTCGATTTAGAGCTGGTGTGATCAGGAACGGACCAGGACAATTAGTACTCGGTCCTTCCTGATATATAACCAGCTATATAAATGATATTTCTTGAATTACATATCTGTGCTAAATAGTTATCCTCATAATACTGATACATTACTTTACCCAATAGATGTATTCCGGTTGGATATTCCTGGAGCAGATGAGTTATCGACTCATAGATCCAGGAAGCTGCTCACCGGAACAGTAAACAAATGTATTCCTTGGATAACTTCGAATGTATTTCGCTTATTTTACAAGTCCTCAAATGAATGGCACATCACTTTACTCTCATGATAATTATAAATATGACCTGATCGAGAACCTGAGGTGAGAGGCTATACAGCCTTGTAACCTCCGGTGAACGATCAATAGTTCATACTTTAGAATATGAAATTTTCTTCTTGAACTTGCCTGCTGTGCTGCTTTATAAACCCTCATAACAATCGACACATTTCTTTATCTTCATTGATATAATCCAGATGGATTATATGGTACCCGGAGTAGATACTGAAGGATGTAATCCTTCAAGGATAGAATCGGGGTACCTAATATATAATCTGGATATTAAACACTTGTTCCTTGGATTTATTTACTGTGTGTTCAGATTGTAGTTACAATATTGCCACTAAAGTATTGTACGCTGCTCTTCTGGTCAAAATAGCATTCTGCATACAACCTATTGTCAAATAACCTTCAATTTCTTTACTTTTAGATTTATTTCGATTAGCCTTTACGTTCCGACCAATGCCTCTAACAACACAACCATCCGGCTTATCCTTAACATAGCCAAGACCACCAACTTTATGTTTCCCAGTTTCAACGGCTCTAAGGCAATCCATTACGAATTTATTCAATTCATTAATATCAACCCGAACATTACATACTGGAAGGGTCTGAGTCGCCCAACTATATTCTCCATTGCCTTTATATAAATATCGGTTAACCGAATCCACAGCCTTCTTCAACGTAATACCACGTTTTCTGATGGTTCTTGATTCTATTTCTTTCTGGAAGGTTTTAAGACGATTGGGAGAGAAAGAAATCATACTTCCCTTAATGCTGAAACCTAGAAATTTGAACCACTTGTCCATAGTCAGGTACTCTACTTTCTTGGGATTCAAATTCATTGATTTTTCGGCCAATCTCTTTTGTAAAATGGTCATAGCCTTTTCATAGTCCGGACCAACGAACAGCATATCATCCGAATACCTTACGTAAAACCCATTCAATTGGGACAGTTCGTCATCCAGGCTATATAGCAACACGTTGGCTAACCAGCTTGCTACTGCGCATCCTTGTTTAAGTGATTGATATTTCTCATGCAGTTCGTTGTTCTCATCGAAATACAATCCGCAATGATAGTATTTTCTTAATACATCAATTAACACAGAGTGACCATACTTAGCTTCCACCTTATCAAAAGCTGCGTCAATAAACCGGATAGGAACAGTGTCGAAATATTTACTTAAATCAGATTTCCAGCCCACATAACCATCACTTTTCATGTCAACAATTGTGTGACTTACTTCCAGAACCACTTTACCGCAACCAATACCGACCTGATAAGATTTACAAGCAGGATGAATCATCTCTGGCATTAAATCAAATAGCAAATCATTCGCGATGCTTAGGATTATACGATCAATAGGTTCGTTGACATATACAGTACGAAACTCTCCGTTATCCTTCGGAATTTGTGCAATATGTGGTGGTGTTATTTGATATTTACCATTCAACATAGCTTCTGCCATACGAATTCTGGTTGGTTCTTCTGTCAGTTTGATAAGTTCGCTCTTCCGAATATCCTTCAGAACGCCTTTCTCAATTGCTTTTGTCCATCTATTAATGTCGAAGAACATTGTAAGAATCTTATCTTTCAT